CGCAACAGTTCCAGGTTCTCCGACGCGTTGACCTGGCGTTGCATGAAGCGCTGATAGTTGCGCAGGTGCTCCGGGCTGTTGAACGTAGCGCCGCGGCGAAAACTCATGCCGTCACCTCGAGCGCTTCGCAGTGCAGTTCCATGCGCCGCAGGGTCGGATCTAGTACGCCGGTGACCTGAAGAACTCGGTCAGACTTGCCCGTTTCGCGCAACAGGATCCGGCTCTTGACGGTCACCGAGTCAATCCAAGGCAGGATGAGCCTCCACGCCGTCTGCCCGCGGTTGATGTCTACCGAGTCGATGCTTCGGCCGTCGGCCGACTCGATGTAGCCGAGCACCGTGGCGGCCGTGTTCCACGTCTTCACGTCCTGCCCGTAAGCGTCAACAGTGGAAACGGTGTAGTTCTGCACCGCCATTTCGTGCCGGAACATGCCACGCGGGACCATCAGTGCACCCCATGCTCCCCGAGCATTGCCATCAGCATCTGCTCGGCCTTGCCCTCGATGGCGCCAGTGCTGTCGCCGCGGTCGGCGTACAGGCGCCCGCACAGCTGCAGCGCCAGCATGTTGATGTAGTGGTCTCCAACGAGGGTGACCCAGTTCAGGGTCACCGGGCGGTTCCAAGCCTCATCGACCAGCACCGCCACGCGCTCTCCGTCCCAGTGCAGTTCCGGCGTAGCGGTCTGCGTAACGGCGGCGTCGTCGACGTAAACGGCAGTGATGGCGCCGTTGGTGTTGACCGGCTGGATCGGCAGCACGACCCAGGTGTCGCCCTCCTCGGACACCTTGTAGGAGCGCTCGATGGCCTGCATGGCCAGACCGGTGCAGCGCTCGACGGTCTCGCGGACCGCCGGCAGCAGGATCGAGCCGATGTAGGAATCGTCCTGCGTGTGGTAAATCCGCAGGTGGGCCTTGATGTCGCTGGTGGTAAGTGCTGGCATTTGGAAAAGGCTGGGGGGGGTGTCCCCCCCCCACAGCCCGGGGTCACATGGAGTCGATCAGGCTTCGCGACGGATCACGCCACCGGCGTACTTGTCGACGATCTTCCCGTCGGAGCGCATCATTGACAGGTAGCGGACCTTGCCCGCCAGGCCGACGGTGTAGGGATCCACACGGAACGTCACCTGGGTGCGGTCCACGATGCGGTAGCCGCGGCTGAGGTCGCCGAAGAAGATCGCCGTGCTGGCCTGCGCACCCGCGTCGGGCATGTACTCGCTGATGTACACCGGACGGCCCATCAGGCGGCCAGTGCTGCCGTCCTGCAGCAGCATGCCCTGCATGCCGTCGTACAGGTACTTCCCGGTCGCGCCAGCGTCACGAATCTTGAGCAGGGTCGCCCAGGTGTTCGCGTTCATGATCCAGCTGCCGTTCTGCTGGTATCCAGGCTTGATCTTCGAGTACAGCGTAATGATGTCATCGAAGTCAGCTTCAGTGCCGACGGCGCCGGTCTTGACCACGTTGGCGGTGTCCCAATTGCCAGGGATAGCGATCCCCTCTTCCTGGCCGGATCCGTTGCCGACAACGTGCTTATCAGCGCGGGCCTTGCCGTGCGCACGAGCGTGATCGATGACGATCTCGGCAGCCAGGTCCACCACGGAGTCGTTCAGCAACTCCTCGGTGATGTCGGTATACGCCGCGGTCTTGTGGGCCGTGAAAGACTTCTTGATGGTGGTGAAGTTGCTTTCGGGGTAATTGTTTGCCGCTGCCTGGGTCGATTCCGAAACGTAGGAAGCGGTCATCTTCGCATCGATCACGGGAAGATCGAGGTTGGTCGGGAACGACTGGACAGTAGCCAGCATGCGGACCGGGTTATCCCAATCCAACCACTTGACGAACTCGCCAGTCTGCTGGGTGACGGTCGTATTGCCAGCCGTCGCAGCCGTGGCGACAGTCAGCAGCGTGCGCATGTCAAGATCCAGCGGCGTGGTATCACGGCGCTGAATCTGCCGGGCGAGGTCCTGCACGGTCGTGCGGGCGCCTGCGCGGCTTTCAGGCCGCAGCACCTGGTTGCCGGCCGCCTTGACGGCGTCCAGCCGGCTGCGCACCGACAGGCTCGACAACTGGCCGTCGATGGCGCGGATTTCTTCTTCCGCAGCATCGAACGCCTTCACGGCGTCCGGCGTTGCGGTTTCGGCGTACTGCTCGCACGCAGCGACGAGCTGCGAACGCTTCTCACGGAGTGCTTCGGGGGTCACGGTCATTTCAGGTCTCCAATCCGCAGCCGCAGGTACCGAGCAACGAGCCCGGTGGAATGGCGAAACGCCCGGACCGCGGCCGCGGTCGCCTCGTAGGCGGGCGTGTGAACAAGGCTGACCTCGTAGAGCCGGGCCGTCACGACGGTGCGGCGGTCGCCGCGCCACTCGTCCTTCTCGGCCACGAACCCAAACGACATGTTTTGGTAGATGCCGTCGCGCAGGAGCACGCGCATGTCCTGCCCGTCGCGGGTGTCCGGCAGCCGAGCAGCGAACGTCACTCCACGCTCGGTTTCCTCGAGCTCGAGCGTGCCGCTGCGCGTGTCGGCCAGCACGCGCCCGCCGTCGTGCTCGACCAGCAGCGACACGTTCCGGCGCCCCAGGTCGGCTGCGAAAGCGCCACGCTGGATGGTCTCGATAAAAGGCAGCGGCTGGGATTCGGTCCCGTAGGGAATCGCCAGCCCGGACACGGTGTTGCCATCGACGGCTGCGCGGACCTCGAACGAACGGCGGTCAATCTGCATCGGGCGACTCGCTTTCTTCGTCCTCGCGGTCGCCGTTCACCTCGGCCTGACCGGCCGCCGTGTCCAGGCGCATCATGAGTTCGTCTGCCATGGGGTCCTGCACCGGCTGCATGCCGATGAACCACCTGGCGTCGTTAGGCGTGAGGACGCCAGACATGACGAGCTTTGACAGCTCCTTGGCGGTGTCCTTCATCGTGCCGCGGAGCAGTTCCTGCAGGTCATGCTCGACGCGGTAGCCGGGCAGGATCTTGGCCATGATTTCGGCCTCGATTCGCTTGGCCCAAGGACGCAGCGTCTGGTCAACCAACGCCCGCTGGGCGTTGAGGTCGATTTGTGTGCCACTTTCTGTCGCAGCCAGGAAAGACAGCGGGACGTTGAGCGCTCGAGCGATTTCGCCCATGGCCGCGGTGCGGGCCGCCGTCACGGCGTCGAGGTCGCCCTGCCCGCTGACGCCCTCGATCTTGCCGCCGCCGTCGATGATTAGCGGCTCCGCTGATCCACCGCTGCGGGCATGCTTGGCCTTCCAGCCAAGCAGGATCGTCTGCTTCGCCTGCTCGCTGATCGGGGTGGGGAACTGAAACGACAGCCGGCGGGTAGTTCCCGTCGCCGCCATCGTGGCCGCCCAAGTATCGAGGTCGCTGACGAGTTGCAGCTGGGTGCGGCACTTGTCCAGCGGGCTTTCACCGATGAACGCCCACCGGCTGTAGCCGCTCTTGGTGTGGATTAGGTCCGACGACGGCACGGGCTTGCCGTCCAGCAGGTAGCGGTACGGGCTCGAGGTCCAGTCGATGGTCACCCGGCCGCGGTCAAGCGGGATGAGTTCCGCCACCTCGCCGGCGTAAGTCCTGGCGATGTAGACGTAGGAGTTGCCCTGGGTGAATGCCTCGGTGACCATCCACCGCCGCAGTTCCCACCCGTTGACCATCTCGGTCGCTCGGCCGGTCAGCAGGCTCAGGGCAGCCGGCTGCACCTCCTGGTCTGCGCTGTCGTAGACGCACAGCGTGACACTGGCCAGCATGCTCGAGATGCCCTCGATGCAGCGCTGGACGCCGGGCAGGGCCTCGACCTCGCCTGCCGACGAGGTTTCGACCAGCAGGCTGGCGTCGAAGCCGCCGATGAAGTAGCTGCGTAGGCGCGAGAGGAATCCCACGCCTCCCCCAGTTTGAGTACGCGCTTTTTCTGTCAATAGGCGAGTGCGCCATTTTTTGGCACATTCCGCAAATTGTCGATTTGTCCGCTAGGTAGCGTCAGATGGTCATCACGCCAGACGGCGGCATCCACTGCTGGGAGCGCCCGCGCAGCTCAAACAGGCGGGCCGCGTTGCAGGCGGCCACTAGGGCATCGATGTTCTGCCCGTCCCGCTTCTGCAGTTTGACTAAACCACCGTCGTAGGTCTTGGTCGTGGCGTGCCGGAGTTGGTGCAACAGCACCGGGTCGTCGTGGTAGCGGAGCGCCTTCATCCGGATCAGGGCCACGAACGTCGACCAGGCGGGTGCCTGCTCCCGGATCGATTGGGACCGGGCCTCCACGGGCAGGTTCAGTTTGTCGACCATCACCTGCCGGACCCAGTTCTGCGTCCACCCGACCTCATCGACGCCGACGGCCTCGAGGTGCAGGGTGCTAGCAAGTTGTCCCAGCAGGCCCTCGACGGCGTCAAAGTCGATCAGCTGACCGTCGTTGTGCTGGACGTGCCCCTGCTGAACCAGTTCGTGCAGCCAGGGCCGCTGCTGCTTCATGTGCCCGAGTTCCCCGCAGGTGAACGACCAGGTGCGGAGCAGCCCGAACTCCCCGCCGTCGACCACCACGCCCACGCTCGTCAGGTCGGCGCGGGCGCCCACGACGCTCCCCAGGCTGAAGTCGATGAACGCCCAAGCCCGGCGCCCGCGCACGTCCTCAAGGCGCCAGTCGAATCGGGCCTGCTCGAGCACGGCCGCGTCGATGCCGACGCTGGCGAGGCTGCCGCCGGGCAGGTTCAGGCGCTGGGTGCGGAACTCCTCGACGCCGTCCGACCGGCTGCCTAGGAACGCCAGTTCTGACCGGATGGTGTCCTCGGTGATGTGGCCGCCCTCAATCCACAGCTGCGGGTTGGCCTTGCGCCACTGGACCGGGTCGTGGATGTCGGCGCCCGCATCGGACGCCCAATGGTGCACCGCCCAGTCCTCGCGCAGCCGGCCGGCCAGCAGCTGCGCCTCGGCCTCCTGCCGCCAACCGGCCCAGGGCAGGCTGAGATCGTCATCGGCCGTGGTGGTCATCAGCAGCCGCCCCTCGGCGGTCTTGGTCGCCGCCGTCATCAGCCGACTCAGGTAGTCGCCCTGCAGGCGGGCCGCCTCGTCGGCCAGCACCAGCGCAGGCGTCACGCCGTCCGCCCGCTTGGCGTCCCGGGCGATGGGCAGCATCGTCCCCTTGCCATGGCGCAGCATCGGCTGGTTGTTGGACATGCGTGCCGCCCAAGGCGTCGTCTTGCCGTCAGCCGGCCAGTGGATCTTGGCTAGGGCCTGCATGGACAGGCGGGCCTGTGCGAGGGCCGTGGCGGCGCTCACAACGAGCCGATCGGCGTCGGGGTCTCTCAGGACCCATCCGGCCAGCAGGGCGGCCAGGAGCGTCTTGCCGTGGCTGCGAGGCACCGAGAACGACACCACCCTGCACCGCTCACGCCTGGCGATGGTGTCGGCAAGAACAGGCACCCAGTACGGGTACAGCACCACGTCGGCCGGCAGCGTGGCAGCGAACGCCTCGACCACCGCCCCGTCGTAGCCGCCGGCCTCGGCCCGTCGAGCGTAAGCCGTCAGCGAAGCAGCAGTTACGTCAGACACGCCGCCGCTAGCCGCCGTTGCGTACGCCCATGCCGTCGATGTTTCAATGATGGATGAATGCATACGGCGATACGCTGTCGGG